GACAGTCCCATCTCCATAGGCTCACCTGATGAGCCTGAGCCTGAAATCATAGATGTCGAGGATAAGAATGGCTGATTTACAGTTCAAACTCTTGCCTTGGCAACAAACCGTCTTTTCTGACAAAACAAGGTTCAAAGTCGTAGCCGCTGGTCGGCGTTGTGGGAAGTCCAGATTGGCTGCTACTGCCTTGATCATTGAAGGATTGCGCTGTCCTGCTGGCTCGGCAGTCATGTATGTAGCCCCTACCAATGGTCAGGCCAGACAGATCATTTGGGATGTTTTACTGGAGATTGGGCGTGAAGTCATTGCTTCTAGCCATGTGAATAACCAAGACATCACACTGATCAACGGAGCCAAAATCTATGTCCGTGGCGCTGATAGACCCGATACCCTGCGTGGTGTGAGCCTGACATTCGTAGTTCTGGACGAAGTGGCTGACATTAAGCCTGAAGCCTGGGAGCAAGTCATCCGAGCCGCCCTGTCAGATAAAAAAGGCCGAGGTCTGTTCATTGGTACGCCAAAGGGTAGAAACTGGTTCTACGATATGTATAAGTTGGGTCTGGAAGGCGAAGACCTAGAATGGAAGGCTTGGCACTTCACTACGGCTGACAATCCTCTGATTGACCCATCAGAGATTGAAAACGCCAAGAAAACCATGTCAACCTTTGCCTTTAACCAAGAATACAAGGCTAGTTTCAACAATGCTGGAGCCGATGTTTTCAAAGAAGACTGGCTGAAATACGGCGTTGAACCTGAGTATGGAAGCTACTACATTGCCTGCGACTTGGCTGGCTTTGAAGAAGTGGCAAGAGCGGCAGCCAATGCTAAGATCAAACTAGATGAATCAGCCATTGCAATCGTTAAAGTAACTGATGACGGGGTTTGGTTCGTCAAAGAGATTGTCCACGGACGCTGGGACATCCAAGAGACTGCTAATAAGATTCTGTTGGCAATCAGAGAATATCGCCCAATCTCGGTTGGAATTGAACGGGGAGCACTAAAAAACGCAGTTATGCCCTACTTAGCTGATATGATGCGTAAAAGCAACATATTTGCCCATGTTCAAGACTTAACGCATGGAAATAAGAAAAAAGCAGACAGGATCATTTGGGCGTTGCAAGGTAGATTTGAGCATGGCAGAATTGTGTTAAATTCGGAAGAAGATTGGGATGAGTTTATAGATCAACTATTGCTTTTCCCATCAAAAGGGGTGCATGATGACCTCCCTGATGCACTTTCTTACATTGATCAGATGAACGTCACAACCTATTTTGAAGGCGACAACGAGGACGATTGGGAGCCTATTGACGTTATTTCGGGGGTCTAATGGAATACCAAGAACCGAGCGATGCTGACAAAGAATTAACTCGATTTGTTTCGGATCATTGTGATCGGTGGAGAAATCACCGAGATCAGAACTATCTTGATCTTTGGCTTGAGTATGAGCGCATTTATCGGGGAATTTGGGATGATACTGATAAGACTCGTGAATCTGAACGTAGTCGAGTCATCACTCCTGGCACTCAGCAAGCCGTAGAGACTCGTCATGCCGAGATCATGGAAGCCATCTTTGGTCAAGGAGAATTTTTTGACATTCAAGATAACCTTCAAGATGTTGATGGAAACAAACTTGATGTTGAACTGATCAAAGCTCAACTCGCTGAAGACTTCAAAAAAGACAAAATTCGGAAGTCCATTGACCAAATTGAGTTGATGGCAGAGATTTATGGAACTGGCATTGGTGAGATCATCGTCAAGACCGAAAAAGAATACATCCCAGCCACTAAACCGATTCCTGGCAGTCCTCAAGCAGCCATTGGCGTAGAGGAAAAAGATCGTATTGCAGTCAAAATCAACCCAATCAACCCCAAAAACTTCTTGTTTGATCCCAATGGCTCATCCATTGAGGAGTGCATGGGTGTTGCAGTAGAGAAATTTGTCTCTATTCATAAAGTTGTTGAAAACATCGAAAAAGGCAACTATCGAAAAGTAAAAATTGGTATTGATCCTGATGATGAAAACCTTGATCCCACCCAAGAACTCATGCAGTTCAAGGATGAGAAGGTTCGTTTGCTGACCTACTATGGTCTTGTCCCACGAGAATACCTGAAAGCCACTGAAACTGAGACTGTTGAAGAGCTTTTCCCTGAAGACGATGCAACTGAAGACTATTCAGACATGGTTGAAGCCATTGTCGTGATTGCCAATGGAAATCTTCTCCTAAAAGCAGAAGAAAACCCATACATGATGAAGGATCGACCCATCATCGCCTACCAAGATGATACTGTTCCAAATCGTTTGTTGGGTCGTGGTACGGTTGAGAAAGCCTATAATATGCAAAAGGCCACGGATGCACAAATCCGTAACCATTTAGATTCTCTTGCCCTTACTACCAGCCCCATGATGGCGATGGATGCCACTCGGCTTCCCCGTGGTGCTAAGTTTGAGGTCAAGCCAGGTAAGGCTATCCTGACCAACGGCTCTCCAACTGAAGTTTTGATGCCATTCAAGTTTGGCAACACGGATGGTCAGAATCTTCAAACTGCTCAAGTCTTCCAACAACTTCTTTTGCAAGCCACTGGGACTTTGGATGCCAATGGGATGGTTAGTAGTGTGTCACGAGATGCCAATTCTGGCGGTATTTCGATGGCTGTTGCCTCAATCATCAAAAAATACAAGCGCACTTTGACGAATTTCCAAGAAGATTTCTTGATCCCATTCATCAAAAAGGCGGCTTTCCGTTATATGCAGTTTGATCCAGAGCGTTATCCGACTGTTGATTACAACTTCATTCCGACTGCTACTCTTGGAATCATTGCTCGTGAGTATGAACAACAACAGTTTATTGCTCTGTTGCAGACTCTTGGGCCAAATACTCCTGTGATGCCTTTGATTCTTAAAGGTATTGTTGGTAACTCATCGTTTACCAATAGATATGAGCTTATAGCGGCTCTGGATCAAATGTCTCAGCCTGATCCTCAAGCTCAACAACTCAGTTTGGCACAACAACAACTGGCTTTGCAAGCGGCACAAGCTCAGATTGCTCTAAACACTACGCAAGCAGAGCAAAATCGTGCAGAAGCTGCCAAAGCAATGGTTGAAGCACAACTTCTTCCTGAAGAAACCAAGGCAAAAATTCTTGGTGCAACTACTAAAAACCTTCCTTCTCAAGATGATTTAGCATCCCAAGAATTTGATAAACGAATCAAAATTGCTGAACTCATGTTGAAAGAGAAAGACATTGAAAACAAACTAAAAGTTGTTGAGTTGCAAACAGCCAACAAACAAGAACAAAGTGCCAAAGATGCTGAGTTCTTGAAAAGCATTATTGGGCAATGAACCTCAAAGAGATTCTTCTCTCTGATGTTTCGCATGAAGCGAAACTCAATGCCATTGTCTTGTTGCTAGACAAAGAAATCTTCTTCATCAAAGAACAAGTTACGGTTGTTGAGAAACTAGAAGGCCCAAAAGGTGAAAAAGGTGATCGAGGAGAAAAAGGCGATCAAGGTGAAAAAGGCGAGTCTGGGAAAGATGGACTAAATGGTCTTGATGGGAAAGATGGGAAAGATGGAAAAGATGGTGAAAATGGCATTTCCATTGCACAAACAAAGATTGACTTTGATGGTTCGCTCATAATTACTTTGTCTAATGGTCAAGAGATCAATGTTGGCGAAGTCGTTGGAGAAAAAGGCGAAAAAGGTGCGGCTGGTATGTCTGGCAAAGATGGTGAAGGGTTTGCAAACGTAGATGGAGGGTTTTCTAACTCTATCTATGGTGGAACAATGCCGCTAGATGCGGGAGGCGCTTAATGATAAAAATTCAACTTAGACGAGATTCCGCCGCCAATTGGACTACTGCTAATCCAATCCTTGCTCAAGGAGAGATTGGTCTTGAACTGGATACGCAAAAGTTCAAGATGGGAGATGGAACAACCGCTTGGACAACCCTTGGATACTATACTGCTGGTGCATCAGGCGTTTCAAGCGTAACAGGCACTTCTCCAGTTGTTTCTTCTGGCGGTACTACTCCTGCAATTTCACTTGCTAGTGGATATGGTGATACCCAGAATCCTTATGCAAGCAAAACAGCTAATTATGTTCTTGCTTCTCCCAATGGCACTTCTGGAGCGCCAACATTTCGTGCACTAGTAGGAAGCGATATTCCCATTCTAAATCAGAATACTACGGGAACAGCATCTAATGTCACTGGTACAGTTGCAATTGCCAATGGCGGCACAGGCGCTACAACTGCGGCAGGGGCTTTAACTAATCTTGGCGCATACGCCGCAAGTAATCCTAGTGGTTACATCACTAGTTCTGGTACTGCTGCTAATGTTTCTGGAATAGTTGCCATAGCAAATGGCGGCTCTGGACAAACTACTGCACAAACAGCAATGAATGCTTTTGCTGGAGCTGTTACTAGTGGTTCTTATTTGCGTGGTAATGGCACAAATGTGGTGATGTCCACCATTCAGGCGGCTGACGTTCCCACACTTAATCAAAATACCACAGGAAGTGCCGCCAAATGGACTACTGCACGAATTCTTGCTGGTAACTCAGTAGATGGTTCAGCAGATGTAGCTTTTTCCAATAAATTTATTGCTCAAGGAACAACTGATACTGGCCTTTCTGGGGCACAATTTTTAGGTTCTTTGGCTACTGGCATCGTAAAAAACACGACTACAACTGGTGTTCTTTCAATTGCTACTGCTGGAACTGACTATGCTCCAGCAACAAGCGGAACTTCCATTCTTAAAGGCAATGGAACTGGTGGATTTAGTAGTGCAACATCTGGCACTGATTACGCTCCAGCCACTTCTGGTAGTTCCATTTTGTATGGCAATGGTTCGGGTGGTTTTAGCAATGTCACCATTGGAACTGGTTTAAGTTTTTTAGCAGGAACTTTAGCAAATACAGTTTCTATGGTTTACCCAGGTGCGGGTATTGCAGTATCTACTGGTTCTGCATGGTCAACCTCTCTTACTGCGCCAAGCGGGACGATTGTTGGCACAACAGATGCACAGACTGTGACGAACAAGCGTATTGATCCTAGAGTAACATCTACCACTTCTGCCTCTTCATTAACCCCTGATGTATCAGCGGCTGACATCTATGCCTACACTGCATTAGCGGCTAATTTGA